CAACTACAAATGGAGGCAAAGAATATTAAAGGTGAAGGTCAACCATATAATGCTAAGATGAGAAATACATTTGGGGATTTAATTGAAGCATTGGCAATATTTGTAATGAAATCAGCAGGAGTAAAAATAGAAGATGAACAGAAAAGTGTTAGGTATAACTTTGATGGGGCAACACTTGAAGGAAGGTATGATGTTAAGATTGATAAGAAAGTTTGGGATGTTAAAAGTGCGTCACCTTATTCCTTTGAAAAGAAATTTGGACCATCAGGTGGCTTTGAAGAAGTTATAAAAGAAGATGCGTTTGGTTATGCATCACAAGGATACTTATATAGTGAGAGTGAGAAAGTACCATTTGGTGGATGGATTGTGATTAATAAATCTACAGGAGAATGGCTAACTTGTGAGGCACCATTAGCAGATGATGAGTATAAAGCTACAGCAATTAAAAATGCTGAAGATAATATGAAAAGTATTATTAATAAGAAACCTTTTAAAAGATGTTATTCAGATATTGAAGAAACATTTAGAACAAAGAAAACAGGTAATAAAGTTTTGGGCTTTGTATGTTCATTCTGCCCATACAAACTTCCTTGTTGGGGAAGTAAATTGCAGTTGTTGCCACAGCAACAGTCGCAAGGTAAGAACCCTAAATGGGTTTGGTATACTGAGGTGAATAATCCTAAACAGGATAAGGCTTTAGCGAATGATGGGGGATAGTTTTGAGGGGTCTGTTCCCCATCAGTACCAATGATGCTGTACTTTGTATTATTTAAAAAGAAAAAGGATAAGGAATATAGGATGTTTACAAATATAATATTTAATAATGAAAAAGAAGCAGAGGATTTTGGTAAGAAAAGTATGAAGAGAGGATTTGAGCATAAAGTTGTAGAATATAATAATGAAAATTTTAAAAGGTATTGGTATAAATGACAAAGAATAAAAAGTTTGATGTGTTAAACTCAATAAAAGTTTTAGTCACTCCATGGGAAAAAGGCTTTACCTGTGGTATAGTAATGGATAGTAAAGCCAAAATGTCTACTGAACAATATGAATTGTGTAGTACGATAGCACGAGGAATGATTAAAATGGCAACATCAGATCCGCATACAACTTTTTTGTATGGCTTAAGAGGATTTGCTGACGATAAAAAAAACAACAAAGGTATGCCGATAAATTCTGTAGCTGAATTTGATAACGAAGATAATGTTATAGACTTTATTGAATACTTAAAAAAAAAGAGAGACAAGGAGTTAAACTAATGGCAACACATTTAGTAATGGGTGATCCTCATTGTACACCTAAAGCAAACAATGATAGATTTCTGTGGGCAGGGAGAATGGCTGCAGATATAAAAGCTACACATGTTATATGCATGGGTGACTTTTGTAGTATGGATTCTCTATCTACATATGATAGAGGTAAGAAATCTTTTGAAGGTAGAAGATACCAAAAAGATATGGAGCATTCACATCATGCTTTATCTTTATTTAATAAAGGTTTAGGTAATCATAAACTAATTAAGATTATGATTCTTGGTAATCATGAAGATAGAATTGATAGGTTTGTAGATGAGAACCCAGAACTTGATGGATCTATAAGTATAAAAGATCTTCACTATAAAAAATATGGTTGGAGAGAAATACCTTATAAAGCCATAAAAGTAATTGATGGTGTACACTACTCACATCATTTACCTTCAGGTATTATGGGTTCAGCTATATCTGGTGAGAACGTAGCAAGAAGTATATTAAATAAACATAAAGTTTCTGCAACAGTAGGTCATAGTCATTTAATAGATTATGCTGTAGCTACATTACCTAGTGGTAAAAAGTTACATGCTTTATCTGCAGGATGTTATTTAAATCACACTGAACACTTTGCTAGAGATACACAACATATGTGGTGGAGTGGATTAATAGTCAAAAGAGAAGTTAAGAATGGTCAATACAATTTAGAAACTGTAGATATAAAAGCAATTAGGAGAGAATATGGTAGACGATAAAGTTAATTCACCTGCTCATTATAAGTATGGTAAGAAAGAAACTATAGAAGTCATACGTGATTGTATGACTGGTGATGAGTATCATGGATATCTTAAAGGAAATGTTTTAAAATATGTTTCAAGATATAAATTTAAAGGAGAACCATTAGAAGATTTACAAAAAGCTAATTGGTATTTAAATAGATTAATAAAGGAGGTCAGTAATGGGACAAGTTAAACAAGCTTTAATTGAAGTAGAAGATTTAGTCTGTGGATGTTTACGACAAGGCAGAACTCTCAATCAAACTATCAGAGATTTAAAAGAAATCTATGATAAAACAAGTAATGCAAATCCGTATTTAACTAGTGAAGATTTAATAGAGGACAAGTATTATCAATTTAAAGGTCAACAATAACAAGGAGAAAGAAAGATGGCTAATAACTCAAAAGAAAAACCAACATCAACAAACCCCAGAACTTACTTAATAAATTCTGTACAACTTACAGACATTATGAAGTATTTAATGAGCAGACCATATGCTGAAGTAGTAAAGCTAATGAATATGCTTGCTACATTAAATCAATTAGACCCTAGTATAGGTGCAGATTTTGTTAAGAAGCAAAATGATGGAGTCTCTGATGGAAAAAAATAGTATATTAAAACACACAGGACTACTGTTTGAATTGAAGATTGGATTAAATAAGGAGAACTCTATTGTGATAGACTACGGAGGAAAACCTGTAGGTAAAATTAGAGAAGCTTTAAAAGATTTTAAATATCAAGCTAATCTATGTGCTGCTATTATTAATCATGCTAATAGTGTTGGTAAGAAGTTAGAAGATGATATTAAAAAGATGATTCAAACTATATAATGAATCCAAAACAAATGAGAAAGATTCGGTACAAAGCAAAGAGAATCTTATTGGAATGGGTTAAGCATCTAGTTAAAAAAGAAAATCAACATAACATAACACCTGAAAAATTTAAAGCACTACTAAATACTATAAGTTATAAATGGAATGGTACAACTAAAGTATTACAACCTATGTCTTATAGATGGTTAGTACAAACTTTAAAGAAAAATCCAGAAGCAACTCTAGAAGATATTGAAAAACTTATTGAGCCTTCTGAAAGAGCATTAAGAAGAGAACGTATGGCAAGAGAAGGACCTATAGCATTTTAAGTTTGGCGTGAAGAAGTTGCACCAAAAAAAAAGGCACCCATAAAGAGTGCCTTAGTGTTGTCTAGTGGAAGGGGGAAGTTAATAGCTTCTCCCTTTTTTTATTTGTATTAATTAAATACTTCCATTTGTTTTTTTAACATTGGTTTCTTTTGTGGTAACAATGGATTAAGTATTGGATCTATTCTTGAAGTATATACTTGATTTAAAAAATCTGTGTAGTCTTCTCTTTCTGCATACTTATCCATACTTTTAAAATAGTTAGATACAGGTTCATTGTTCTCAATTGATTCTCTAACACCTTCGTATTGATCTTGTGTTTTAATAAGATCTAAAAATGCACGAATACTTTCTTTTGAATCATTAAACTTTCTTAACTTAGCACCACCTTCTGTACCTAAATACTCTTGATCTTTTTTGTATGGATGCAAACCAAAGTAATTATTAGCAGCTTTTGCAGTAGGTGCATTTTCAAATTCCATATTACCTGTTTCGGCAGTAGCAATAGTTGCTATGAATGAAGTAGGAATTTTATATTCCAAAGAATCTTTTTTATATTCTTGTTTAACTTCATTTATCTGATTTATAAAATCTTCTATTAAAATATTATCTGCCATAACATTAAAGCATATTATAAGACTAACAATTCCAAGCCCTAAGTGCTTTATTAATTCTAGAATTGGGGTCATTAGCTGTTTTCTTTGAAGTTAATTTTTTTTTCATTCCACCCATACGTGCACAAAAACTAGCACGTCTAGGATTACCAACTTTTTTACTCGGTGCTTTTAAAGTTCCTTTAGTGTAACTTGCACGACCTTTAGCGTTTAACCCACCACTAGGGTTTTTACCTTCTTTTCTAGTCCATGCTTCTGTAGCCATTATACAAAACTCCTATATTGTTTTACTTTTTTTGCAATGCTCTTCGGTTGTTTCACAAACTGTTTTCCCTGAGTTGTTCCTTGGCGTTTTGCTTTTGTCGTTGCCGCATACTCCGCAGATGATAGATTCTTGATAGCTTTCTTGGGCAAATATCTTTCCCCAGTTACCGAAGACTTTTTCCCAGATTTCGTTGTCCATTTTTGTTTCCCCCAAGCTTTTAAACTACGTTGACTTTTTGCTAGTGCCATATTTTTCTCTCCAATAGTTTTTTCTTTCTAATAATCTAATTTTATATTCTAAGTTATCTATACCTAATATCTTTTTAATAAAAGCTATCATGATTTATATCCACCACCAGATGCTTTATATTTTTTTGCTAGTAATTGTGCTTTTCTAGCTGACCACTTACCAGCAGCTGTACCTTGAACTGCTGAATTTTTTACTTGATTAAATAGTTTTTTTCTCATTCCAGGTTTTGTGTAATTACCTGCTTTATTTACTGCCATCGTTTAACTCCTTATATTTATAATCATAACTACCTTCTTCATGTTCATCAGTAATCCATTTAGATGTATCCTCTACCGACCATGATTTAGTATTTACTAATCTATTTATGAGGGGTTTTGATGGATCTGCCGCCATTGATGGGTCAAAGATCCTTAGTCTATTGTTGGGTTGAATTGCATAATTACCATCGTCTAATTCTATTACATGTCCACACTTGTGTTGATCTGGTTTTTCTGCATAACCAAAATTTAATTCATTGTAATCACCTGCACACCAATCAATTGTAAATAGGTATATACCTTCTCTATCTACCTTACGTCTAGATATATATTTCATTTTACATCCAGCTAATTGATAAAAAGTTGTAACACTTATATTATAACTAAATGAATCCCATAAACATAATTCATTTAAAGGTAATTCTTTTACATTAGGTTTTTTACAGAAAGCAGATATTGGTGCTCTCCACCATAAGCCACCATCTGTCATCATAAAATGAAACAATGGTGTTTGTTTAGGTAATGAACTAAAACCAAATACTACACACTCAAAATATTTATCATGTGAATCTTTTTGATCTCTTAAATAATTTCCACGAACATAACATTCTATTACAGGAATGTTAGCATTTAAATAAGCCATGTAAATACCTCTTAGTTAGCTAGAGGATTTGATGTACTTACTTTAATTTCTTCTATTTGAACTTGTAGTAAATCTATTTCTTTTTCGTTAACTAATATTTTAGTATGACCATGCTCATGTTCATGCTCGTGTTCATGAGATTCTAATGATGCTAC